TGGGTTTAGGTGGTAAACCTCAGAATCATACAAAGGAAAAAAGAATATGGCACTAGTATCTCCAGGTGTAGAAGTTACAGTAATCGATGAGTCTCAGTATCTTCCAGCCCCAACTAACACAATACCTCTTATTGTGCTTGCGACCGCTCAAAACAAAGCTGATCCTACTGGAACAGCAGTAGCAGTCGGCACAACAGCCGCTAACGCCGGCAAGCTCTATCAGGTTACTAGCCAGCGTGATCTAGTCACTCTTTATGGTAATCCATTCTTCTACGAAACTTCAAACGGTACACCGATTCAGGGTTATGAACTCAATGAATACGGTCTGCTTGCTGCTTACTCTGCACTAGGTATTACTAACCGCGTGTTTACAATGAGAGCAGACATCGACCTTGCAAGTCTCGTAGGTCAGACCGGACGCCCAACTGGTAACCCAGACAACGGCGCTTACTGGCTCGACACTACAACTTCAACTTGGGGTATCTATGAATTCAATTCGACCACTGGTCAGTTTGTATTACAAGCTCCAATCGTAATCAGTTCTGCTGATCAAGTTTCTGGTCATGTTCCTCTTTCTAGTGTAGGACAAATCGGTGACTATGCAGTTGTTGCGATTCCTACATACGATTATCCAAGTGCACCTACTGCAGGTATGTTCTTCTATAAGACACCTGGTAATGAATGGGTCCGCATTGGATCAGCAGATTGGGCTAATTCTTGGCCAACAATTCAAGCCTCTGAGGCTGATCCAGAATTAACTCCGGGCGATGTATTGACTCTTAATGTCAACGATCAGTATGAATTAGAAATAACTGTTCAAGCTTCTCCAAACAATTTGGTAACCGTTATGGCAGCGGATATTAATGCACTTGACTATCCATTCATCTCAGCAGAGGTTATCGGCGGTAAGCTTGTTATCTACTCAGCACAATTAAATCAACAGTATGATAATGCGGTTCCGTTTATTACGGCATCAGGTACTGGAACAATCTTAGTTGATTTGGGAATTGCAGAAGATCCTTATTATGAAACAAGTCTGTTTTGGGGCGTAGCTTCGCAGCAGCCACTATGGCAAGCTGGACAAACTTATCCTCGCCCATCAGGTTCAGTTTGGATCAAGATAGGTTCAGCAGGTAATGGATTAGACACTGCAATTTCAGAGTGGAGCTCTACTACTTCTTCTTGGATTCCTAAGACAGTAAGTTATGCTCGTTCAGATTGGGCAGCACTTGCTCTCCAAGATGCTGCTGGTGGTAAAAATATTCCAGCAGGCACTATATATGGACAGTACTATTTCAACAGCGGTGGAATTGCGTATAATGGTGTAAATCCCAATGCTTACATTCAATCACCAATCTACTACTGGGAAAGAATTGCAACCGGACCTACTGTTATTACTGGTTCAATTTTGAACCCAACATTCCCTAATGGACCATATACGGTTTCAGTGAATACTACTGTTCCAGGAACGTCATCTCTGTCATCAACTTACACAGTGACCATTCCAGACAATGCTACTGCGACTGGTGTTGTTACTGCATGGTCAGCGGCTGGCATCCCCTACACTACTTGCACCGTTACTGATGCAGGTGCATTGCAACTTACTCACACCGAGGGTGGTGACATCATTCTTGAAGACTTTAATAGTTCCGGTGTCAGCAACGGTTGGATTGAAGAAGCAGGCTTCATCATCGGAGATACAACCGGTGTTAAGGAAGGACCATTCGTAGTCACTGCTTTTCAACCAACACAAACTTCGACAACTGGAGTAGGTACTGGTCTACAGATTAACGTAGAAAACTACTATCAAACTTACTTAGTTAACCCAACTGCATTTGCTAATGACGGAAGTGGATATGCTGTAGGTGATGAAGTAACCTTTAGTGGTACACAGTTTGGTGGAACTTCTCCTGCTAATGACTTGATTTGCGTTGTTAATGCAGTCAGCAGCGGAAATGTAACAGAACTCGTTTATAAGAGTGGTTCAGGCGCGCTTGCATATTCTACTGTGTTGTCAAACTGGGTAGAATTCTCAATGACAGCTAATGAAGGTGCTCCAACTCAGGCTCCAGTCAATAACACTAACTGGTTCTTCTCAGTAATCGATGAAGTTGATATTATGGTCAGAACTTCAGCTGGCTGGCGCGGATATAAAAATACCAATTACGATAGTAGTGGTTTCCCTCAACCAACTGGCGTTAATGCAACTGATCCTAACGGACCAATTGTAAGCGCAAGCGAGCCAACAACTCAGAGTGACGGTACTGTACTCGTATACGGTGATATTTGGATTGACACAAGCGATCTTGAAAATTATCCAATCATCAATCGCTGGCAGTCGGTAGACGCCGTTGATAGATGGGTTCGTATCGATAACACTGATCAGACCGGTTCTACTGGTGTATTGTTTGCTGATGCACGTTGGGCAACTAACGGAACTACTAACCCAGCGAATGATCCGATTCCATCAATTAAGAGCTTGCTAACTAGCAACTATCTTGACCTAGATGCTCCGGACCCTACAGCATACCCGGTAGGTATGTTGCTGTTCAACACTCGTCGTTCAGGCTATAATGTTAAGCAATATCGTGTAAACTACTTCAACAATGATACCTTCCCTGATGAAACTCTACCAGTAGAGAAGGATGCATGGGTAACTGTAAGTGGTCTACAGTCTAACGGCGCTCCGTATATGGGTCGTAAGGCACAGCGTAACATGGTAGTTCAGGCACTACGTTCAGCAGTTGATACTAATACTGCGATTCGTGATGAAGATAACACATTCAACATCATTGCTTGCCCTAACTATCCTGAACTTCAGCCTAACATGATTGTGTTGAACGCTGATCGCGGTGAAACAGGATTCATTATCGGTGATACTCCAATGAGACTCCCAGATGATGCTACAGCAATTCAAGCATGGGCAACTAATGCTGCTGGCGCAACATCAACAGGTGAAGAAGGGCTAGTATCCCGCAGTACTTATATGGGTCTATTTTACCCAAGCGGTATTGCACCAGACTTGAATGGCAACTTAGTTGCAGTTCCTTCATCACACATGATGATCAGAACGATTCTTCGTAATGATAACGTTGCTTATCCTTGGTTCGCACCAGCTGGTACTCGTCGTGGTATCATCGATAACGCAACTAACATCGGTTACGTAGACTCAGTAACTGGTGAATTCCAAGTAATTAAGACTAGACTCGGTATCCGTGACGTATTGTACGTTAATCAGATTAACCCGATGGTCTTCTTCACTGGAAACGGATTGCTTAACTACGGTAATAAGTCAAGCTTTAATTCACAGTCAGCACTTGACAGAATCAACGTTGCAAGACTTGTTGCTTATATCCGCAGACAGCTAACTGTTGCTGCTCGTCCGTTCGTATTCGAACCAAATGATTCGATTACAAGACAGCAGATTGCTGGTGTTGTGCAAACACTGCTAGTTGATCTTGTTGCTAAGAGAGGCATCTATGACTATCTCGTAGTTTGTGATGAATCAAATAACACACCGGCACGTATTGACAGAAACGAACTTTGGGTAGACGTTGCAATCGAACCAGTCAAGACGATTGAATTCATCTACATCCCAGTTCGTGTTCTTAACACAGGTGAGTTGAGCGCAGGCTAAACGCATAATAATTAAGGTGGGGGGTCATAACGGCCCCTCACTTTAAAAGATAAATACTTTTACAGGAGAATATAAAATGGCAACAGCCTCACAATCATTGTTCAATATGACCGTAGCGTCTGATAATGCTGGTGGCAACCAAGGTCTACTAATGCCTAAACTTCAATTCCGCTTCAGAGTTAACTTTTTGAACTTTGGTGTTGATGCTGATAGCGGACTTCAGTTGACTAAGCAGGTAATTGACTGCTCACGACCAAGCCTTTCATTTGCTGAAATTCCTATTCAGGTGTACAACTCAACTCTAAAGTTGGCAGGTAAGCACACTTGGGCAGATATGTCAATCAACATTCGTGACGATGCTTCTGGCACCGTTTCGAAAGCAGTTGGTCAGCAGCTACAAAAACAACTTGACTTCGTAGAGCAGGCATCTGCTGCAACTGGTCAAGACTACAAGTTCCAAACAAACGTTGAAATTCTAGACGGTGGTAACGGCGCACTTGCTCCGACTGTTCTTGAAACATGGGAACTATACGGCTGCTTCTTGAAGTCAGTTAACTATAACGCACTTTATCGGCGCTACTACCTAATAATTAGGACTAACTAATGTCATTAGGAAATTGGGGTCAAAGTTTATTAAGAGACGCTGCCGGAGGGTTCTTCGGCAGCGACTACCTTAGAGACTATACCCACGCTTCTAAAACATTCAGAACGAATTCGTATCAGAATGCACCTAAGCTTAAATTTCTCTTTCACACTTACTTTGACATCAACCCTGATGCATATTCTGTAGAGGGAAATTACGGATTACTGGTTAAAGAAGTTAAGTTACCTTCGTTTAATGTTCAAACTCAGCAATTAAATCAGTATAATAGAAAACGTATCGTACAGACTAAAATAAGATACGACCCTATTGAAATAACGTTCCATGACGATAATAATAACCAAGCAACAAAGCTTTGGGAAGCATATTACACTTACTATTACAATGACGCTAATAAGCCAGGCATAGTCTTCGCCGGCAACAGAGGCGGCGCCGGTAGTTCAAGTGGTAAATCGTATAATAGTAATAATATATATGACACTACAATCAGCGGTGATGATGATTGGGGCTTTACTGGCGGGCAAACAGATTCATCTACTGGAAAGAAAGTTCCATTCTTTAAGAACATCACTGTGTTCGGCTTCAATCAACACAACTTTACTGCATACTCATTAGTAAATCCGGTTATAACATCATTCGGGCATGACACATATAACTATGCTGAAGGTGGTGGCGTCATGCAGAACAGAATGACTATCGACTACGAAACTGTAGTATACAACTATGGTGGATTGGATGGTAGGTCACCCGGCGATATTGTCACCGGCTTCGGAGACGTTGCGAATTATGATACGACGGTAAGCCCTATAGCTAATCCCGGTTCAAATGGGACTATATTAGGTCAGGGCGGACTTGTTGATGCAGTAGGTGGAACTATTGAAGCATTAAATGAGGGTAATATTTTGGGCGCTATCAAAACAGCAGGCACAGCTTACAATACGTTTAAGAATCTTGACGTAAAAACTACTGTAAAAGCAGAACTAGATGCTATGCTTAGAAATACAATTCAAAATACTCCAAACACTAGAAATACATTGTTTGATTTTCCAACTGCTGGTATGAGTCCCGGTACAGTAGGTACTGCTGGTGCTCCTGTTATTGGCGCACTTACTCAACCTCCCGCAGTCAATACTAATATAACTAATGCCGGCACTCAGTATAACGGTGCAAACTTAATTAATCCCCCGATCTTCTCTGGTTTCGCCCCCGAATCAGAATTTACGGGGACAATAGTTTAAACGAATAAATAGTATTATGGCTATTTCATCAGTTAGAACGGCAGATCAAACCGTACGAATTTTCGATAATTTTTACAGCACTAAGCTGGTAGTACCTGCATCTGAATACGATGTAGTTCTATCATTCTTCATAGGTAACTCAAAAAGTAGGATAATTGCAGAAAACTTTACTAGTTTATTATTTAGAATTGCTCAAGAAGGCGGATACAACGTACTGTCCTTACTAGAGATTTTAAAAGGAGTAAACAACGAGCTAGAGTTGAATAAAGTAATGTGCTACTACTTGAATACGTTTAGACTCCGAGCATCACTCTACGGAATAGGTATAGTTCCGAAACCCAATCAAGCGGTACTAAGAAACGTAGTATTGTAACATGGGTAAATGGGCGCAAGGACCGTATACTGTAAGAAATCCACAGAAATACATCGGAAAGGGTGTCCCTAGATATCGTTCTGGATGGGAACTCACATTCATGAACTTTTGCGATAACAATGACAGCATTCTGTATTGGGCCAGTGAACCATTCAAGATTCCATATCGCCACCCATTCACCGGTAAACAAACTATCTATGTTCCAGATTTCTTCGTAGTATACCAAAGCAAACGCGGCCAAATAGCTGAAATGGTAGAAATTAAGCCAAAGAAGCAGAGCATCATCGAAAGTAAAAGAGCAAATGCGAAGACCCAAGCGACGGTTGCTATCAATCATGCGAAGTGGGCAGCGGCTAAGGCATATTGCAAAGCACAAGGCATAGCCTTTAGAGTAATAACCGAAGATGATATCTTTTATAATGGGCGCAAGTAACGCTAAATACTCACATGACTAAGAAACTTGAAGAATTATTTGAGCTAGCATCGGGTGATGATAACGAATTAACCATTCCATTACCTGATGTTACCGAAGAAGTTACTGAAAACGCACTTAGCACACTAGATAAAATAGAAGCAGCACTTCCTCAAGTTCGTGGGTTAGAAGCTGCTGATAGTGAGATGGATGAGCTAGCTGATATGGCCACATCAAGTTATAAGGACTTAATGGACTTGGGTATGCAAGTTGAGTCTCGTTTTAGCTCAGAAATCTTCAATAGTGCTAGTAGTATGCTTGGTCATGCTATTACTGCAAAGACCGCAAAGATTAACAAAAAGCTTAAGATGCTTGATTTGCAGATGAAAAAAGCACAGCTTGACGCTAAGAACGCAGCGAAAACCGAAGAAATTGAGAATACTCCCTTAGGAGCAGGTCAATCACTAGACCGCAATGAATTGCTCAAGATGTTCAACACTAAAAATAACGAGCAATGATAAATATATAATAAAGATATTCAAGGATCCTATATGCGCAGTTTAAAACAATATATCGTTGAAAGTGTTCACACTTACAATTACACTATTAAG